ATGGAGCAGCAAGGCGCACCCGGGACCGGTAATCAGTCGTCGGCTACGCCGATCGAGGTGTCGACGCTCGTTCGTGCGCTGGAAGCCTCGTGGGATCACCTTACCGCATTTCGCGGCGACATCCGTGCGGGCAATCCCGCTTTTGGGCAATGTTATCCGACATCGCGCGTCGTTCAGTGGTTCTACCCTGACTATGAGATCGCCAAGGGAGAGGTTTGGACCGGGGCGAGCCTTGAGGAGCATTACTGGAACGTCCGCCGTGTGCACGGTGAAGACGAGTTCCTGGACCTAAGCTGGCAACAATTCCCGACCGGTTCGACGATCCGAAGCTTCTCACTTCTCGATCGTCATGCGCTAGGTGATAGCGTGAGGGCAAAGGATCGGTGCGCTCTGCTGCTTGGTCGCGTTTTATTCTATCTGTCGAAGCATCCGGAAAACACGCCGGCGTAAGAGGAAACTTATCTGTTTTCCCGTCAAACATGGCCATTCCTGATGATGCTATAGGCGCGCGAAAGCGGACTGGCAGCAAACGCCCACACCCGCAAATTCAGGCAGGGGACCCGGCCTTCCGATAACGGTCATTCGTTCAGTACGATCTTTCCCGTTCCTCCGTGTCCGACAGGCGGTTTCGAGAAAGAGCAATCGGGAACAGGATTCGGGAAAGCAGGTGCCCCGGACGGCGCGGGGCACGATCGTCCCGGCGACCATCCCGTTATGGGTTCCCAATCGGGGACGGCAATGCGTAGCGGCAGGGTCTATGGTATGAGGTACGTGGAAGGAGTTTGCCGATGTTGGTCGGGGCCGTGTCGATCGCTTTCGTCGTCGTTATCTGCATCCTAGCGTATCGCGCTAACGCACGCCTTCGCCACGCAACCCGCCTCCCCATGCAATGGGGTCTGACGGGCAAGGTAAATTGGTCGGCACCCAGGCTCGTTGCCCTTGCTTTTATGCCGGTTTTGGCCGCCGCACTTCTCGGGTTTGTCACGGTCATGGCAATGACCGCTCCACCCCGACCCGGGCAGGAGCATCTTGTGCTGCCAGTATCGCTCGTGATGGGCGCTGCGCTGGTCGTGGCGCAGCTCTTCCATTTCTGGCTTATCGATCGAACGTTGCGCTGAATTATTGATCGGTGTGTCGCCGATGGTCGATCCGTTTTTTGGTCTCTTTTCTTGATCGTTTGTGGAAAAGACGGCAGCCGCTCAGTGTCTGCTAACGTCGCCTGCCTCATCGAAAGCAGACCGTCCGCTTTCCTCCCAATAACAGCCATTCACGATTCCGCTAGCGGCAGGTGAACGCCGCCGCGTAGCATCGTTCCTTCTGATGAAGGGGGCGCATCGGTGCGGATCGAGGAGTTGAGCGACGCCGAGCTTGCGATGCGGTCGCATCGGGTGCGGGGGCCGGTGGCGCAGGTGCTGCTTGATCGTGGGGCGATCGCTCCGGCGCGGGCCGTCGGCTATGCGCCGGACGGGGCAGATGCGCAGCGCGATCTGGACGCGCGCGTCGGCTGGAGTTGGTCAAATGGACGATCGACGGGCGCTGCTGGTACGATCTTCGCGCCTTTTATGCGGTGCAGGCGCGAACGGAGCGCACGCGGGTGATGATCGCGATCCCGCTTGCGCTGATTGTGGCGGCGGTGGCCGTGTCCTTTTACCCCGCTTAGGGTGTGCGCGAGCCTCTTTCCAAAGGATCGAAGTGGCTGGGTAAAGCTCCCGCGCTCAGGCGGCGAGTTCCTTTAGCGGGGTGGCGGCGTCAGCGAGGCGCGCGGGGTCAGGAGCCGCGGCGGTTTCGACGAGCTTGCGGCCCTGCACGTAATCCTTGACCGCGTTGACGCAATCGAGCGCGATCACGCGGCCAGCCTTCAGGTAGACGATCGAGAAGCTGCGGGCCTTGGGGTCGCCGCGCAGCACGGTGGCGTCGTGACCGATCGAGAGGCCGACGGTCTGGAGCTTGAGGTCGTATTGGTTGGACCAGAACCAGGGGACGGCGTGATAGAAGGCGTCCTGGCCGGCGATCGTTTTTGCCACGACATTGGCCTGGTCGTTGGCGTTCTGCACCGATTCGAGCCGGATCTCGGCGCCGTCGGCAAACGCATTGGCGTGGAGCGCGCAGTCGCCGATCGCGAAGACGTCGGGCAGGCTGGTGCGGCATTGCGCGTCGACCGCGACGCCGTTGCCGCCTGTGGCGCCGGCCGCGAGCAGCGGCTCGACGGCGGGGATGATGCCGATGCCGACGATGACGAGCTGCGCGGGGATGACGCTGCCGTCGGCGAGGCGGACGCCGCTGGCCTTGCCGTTTTCGCCGACGATGCAGTCGACCGCCGCGCCGAGGCGCACGTCGACGCCGTGCGCGCGATGCTCCGCTTCGTAGAAGCGCGACAGGTCGGGGCCGGCGACGCGCGCGAGAACGCGGTCGAGCGCCTCCAGCAGGACGACGTGCTTGCCGAACTTGGCGAGGACGGCGGCGGCCTCCAGCCCGATGTAGCCGCCGCCGATGACGACCGCCTGGGTGACGCCGGGCAGCTCCGCCATCATGCGATCGGCGTCGGCGCGGGTGCGCACGGTGTGGACGCCGGCGAGATCGTTGCCGGCGCACGAGAGGCGGCGCGGGCTGCCGCCGGTCGCCCAGATGAGGTGGCGATAGCCGACCGTTTCGCCATCGGCGGTGGTGAGGCGGTGCGCGGCGGGGTCAACGGCGGTGACTTCGCGGCCGAGCAGCATCTCGACATCGCGCTCCTGCCAGAAGCTTTCCGGGCGGATCAGGATGCGATCGAACGTCTTGTCGCCGGCGAGATATTCCTTGGACAAGGGCGGGCGCTCATAAGGGAGCTCGGGCTCGGCGCCGATCACCGCGATCGTCCCGTCGAACTTCGCCTGACGCAGCGCAATGGCGGCCTGTGCGCCGCCGTGGCCCGCGCCGACGATCACCACGTCGTAGCTGCTCATTCGTCCTCCCCGCGATAGATCCGCGCCGGTTCCTGCGTCGGCGCGCGCGCGAGGGCAAGCGAAACGCGCTTGACAGCGCGACGCTCAATATGTACAAAACAGGAACATCGAGAAAGTGCAGGCGCGGTTGGGCAGCGCCGCCAGCCTCGATGAGCCGACGGGCCGGTGAGCGCGGGGGATGCACCCTGCCGCTCCCGGCCCGTCGGCGTTTGGGGGGGCCTGTCCGGGTGGCGGGCCCTTCACGAGAAAGCGGGGGGAGAGGCGCGATGGCTATGGGCATGGCGGAGGGGGGCGTTCGCCTGGGCGGGACGGGCGCGCGGGGCAGCGTGGCGGGCGCGGCGGCGCAGCGCGGGGCTAGCGGTGGCGACGAGGCCGGCAACGGGACCGGGCGCAAGGAAGCGGGCGGATCGGGAGAGACGGGGACGGCGGCGCAGCGGGGGCGGTCAGCGGCTGGTCGCCCTCGCACTGCCGGCGATCCTGCGGTGGGGGACGCGTGCGCGTCTGGCACGATGGAGGATGCAAGGGCGCGGCGTGGCGACGGTGCGCCGCTCGCCCGCCGTATCGCTGGCGGGGCGAAGCGGCCGCGTCAGACGCGCGGCGCATCCGCATCGGCCGGCGCGGGCGGCGCGGCGGCGCTGGGGAACGAGGCTGGCGCGGCGCTGGACGGGGCGGTGGGGCGCGACGAGGCATTGCGCGGTACCGAGCGGATCGCCGGGCATACCACCCGGCTGCGGCAGCTGCGCTTTGCCAAGGTGCTGGCCGAGACGTGCAACGTGGCGGCGGCGGCCACGGCGGCGGGGCGGACGCTGGCTACGGTGCACCGCTGGCGCAGCGTCGATGCCGCCTTTGCCGCGGCGTGGGACGAGGCGCTGGCGATCGGATACGACCGGCTGGAAAATGCGCTGCTGGTCTATGCGATCGGCAAGGTCGATGGCGTCGCCGCTGGAGCGGCGGGGGCGAGCATCAGCAACGGCGACCTGCAACTGGCGGTCGGCATGTTGCAGCGGCATCGCGCCGCCGATGCCGGGCGGCGGGGCCAGGCGCTGCCGGTGAGGATGCCGACCGAGGCGGAGAGCGATGCGGCGCTGAAGCGCGCGCTCGATGGGCTGGCGCGGCGGGGCGCGGCGTCGTGAGTGACGATCCGTTGATGCGGCTGGCGCTGCTGCCGCCGGACGAGCGCGACCGGGTGATCGCCAGGCTGTCGATGCCGATGAAGGTGGAGATGGCGGGGCGCTGGCACAGCTTCGCGCATGGAGGACAATATGAGCCGGAGCATGCGTGGCGCGTGTGGCTGGTCCGTGCGGGGCGCGGGTTCGGCAAGACGCGCGCGGGGGCGGAATGGGTCAACGGTGTTGCGCGCACCCGGCCCGAGGCGCGCATAGCGCTGGTCGGGGCGACGGCCGATGAGGCGCGGCGGGTGATGGTGGAGGGGCCGAGCGGGGTGCTGGCCACCGCGCGGCTCGACATGCGGCCCGCCTGGGCGGCGAGCAAGGGGGAGGTGCGCTGGCCGGGCGGGGCGATCGCCACCGTCTATTCGGCGGATTCGCCCGAGGGGCTGCGCGGGCCCGAACATCATGCCGCCTGGTGCGACGAACTGGGCAAGTGGCGGCGCGGCGAGGCGGCGTGGGACAATCTGATGATGACGATGCGGCTGGGAAAGCAGCCGCAGGTGATGGTGACGACCACGCCGCGATCGACCGCGCTGATGCGGCGGGTGATGGCGCTGCCGGGGCTGCACCAGACGACCGGGCGGACGGGCGACAATGTTCATCTGCCGGCGGCGTTCGTCGAGACGATGATCGAAAGTTATGGCGGCACCGCGCTTGGCCGGCAGGAGCTCGATGGCGAGATGATCGAGACGGTCGCGGGGGCGCTGTGGACGCGCGCGACCATCGAGGCGTGTCGCATCGCTGTGCCGCCGGTGCTGGTGCGCGTCGTCGTGGGGGTCGACCCGCCGGCGGGCGTCGGCGGTGACGCCTGCGGGATCGTGGCCGCCGGGCTGGATGCGGCGGGCGGCGGGCATGTGATCGAGGATGCCAGCGTCACCGGCGCGACGCCCGAGGGCTGGGCGCGCGCGGTGGCGGGCTGCGCCGCGCGGCATGGCGCCGACCGGGTGGTGGCGGAGGCCAATCAGGGCGGCGCGATGGTGCGATCGGTGCTCCATGCCGCCGACACCGGGCTGCCGGTGAGGCTGGTCCATGCCAGCCGCGGCAAGGTGGCGCGCGCAGAGCCGGTGGCGGCGCTGTATGAGGCGGGGCGCGTGCGCCATGCGGGCGTGTTCCCGATGCTGGAGGACGAGCTGTGCGGGCTGGTGATCGGTGGCGGCTATGAGGGGCCGGGGCGGTCGCCCGACCGCGCGGATGCGTTGGTCTGGGCGCTGAGCGAGTTGATGCTGGGGCGGCGCGGGGCGGCAAGTGTGCGGGCGTTGTGAGGCGTGCGGCGGGGTCTGTGGGCGATCGACTGACGGCACCGCGAGTGGAGAATTGGATCCCGGCTCAAGGCCGGGATGACGGTGGTGGGTGGGGTGCGGTTCGGCCTTTCGTCATGCCGGGCTTGTCCCGGCATCCACGGCGGCGCGGGCCCAATGGCGTGAGGGTTTGCGGCACGGTGGGTCCGGGCCAGGGTCGGGATGACGGTGGTGGGTGGGGCGTCTGGCGGGTCTGCTCGGGCCGGCGGGAATTCGGGAGAGGTGATCATGAGATGGTTCGGCTTGAAGGCCGGGCGCGAGGGGTCGCGTCCGGCGCTTTCGCGTGGCGGGATGGCGACGATGGCGCAGGGAGAGTGGCCGTCTGGCTATGATGCGCAGGTGCGCGCGGGGTATCTCGGCAATGCCGTGGCGCAGCGCGCGGTGCGGCTGGTGGCGGAGGCGGTGGGATCGGCGCCGCTGGACGCGAGCGATCCCGCGCTGCTGGCGTTGGTGACGGCACGCAGCGGGGGCGGGCGGCTGGCGGAAGTGGTGGCGGCGCAGGTGCTGCTGCACGGCAATGCCTTCGTCCAGGTGCTGCGCGACGAGGCCGGCAAGGTGGCGGAGCTGTATCCGCTGCGGCCCGAGCGGGTTGGCGTGGTGCTGGACGCCGGCGGCTGGGCGGCGGGCTATCGCTACACCGTGGGCGGGCGGGTGAGCGAGATCGCGCCCGACGCGGTGATCCATGTGCGCGGGTTCCACCCGCTGGACGATCATTACGGGCTGGGGTGCCTGGGCGCGGCATCGGGAGCGATCGCGGTGCACAATGCCGCTGGCCGCTGGAACAAGGCGCTGCTCGACAATGCGGCGCGGCCTTCGGGGGCGCTGGTCTATGATCCCGGGACGGATCGGCGCTGTCAGCCGAGCAGTTCGGGCGATTGCGCGAGGAGATGGAGGCAGGCTTTGCCGGTGTGGGCAATGCCGGGCGGCCAATGCTGCTGGAGGGTGGGCTCAAGTGGCAGGCGCTGAGCCTGTCGCCGGCCGACATGGATTTCGTGGGGCTGAAATCGGCGTCAGCGCGCGAGATCGCGCTCGCCTTCGGCGTGCCGCCGATGCTGCTCGGGCTGCCGGGCGACGCGACCTACGCCAATTATCGCGAGGCCAATCGCGCGTTGTGGCGGCTGACCGTGCTGCCGCTCGCCGATGCGGTGTTCGGCGCATTGGCGGCGGGGCTGCGCGAGTGGTTCCCCGAGGGGCGGATCGAGATCGATCCCGATCGCGTGCCGGCGCTGGTGGAGGATCGCGAGCGGCTGTGGGCGATGGTGTCCGCCGCCGATTTCATTTCCGCCGACGAGAAGCGGCAGATGGTGGGGTGGGCGCAATGACGGGGTCTTCCGGGACGGGATCGGTGCTGGCGCAGTTGCTGGCGCAGGGGAGCGCGGGCGGAGCGGACATGGCGACGCTGCGCGCGATCGCCGAGGAGGCGGGGGAGCTGGGCGCGACGCGGGCGATGACGCGGCTGGGACTGGCGGACGATGCGGCCTCGCGCGACCTCGCCGAACTGCGCGAGCTGCTGACCGCGTGGCGCGATGCCAAGCGCAGCGCGTGGAAGGCGTTCGCGGGGTGGGTGGCGGCGCTGCTGCTTGCCGCGTTGGCGGTGAAGCTGGGGTTTGGGGAGTGGGTGAAATGAGCCTGCGTATTCAGGGCTATGCCGCGGTGTTCGACCGGGTGGACCGGGCGGGCGACGTGTTTCGCCCCGGTGTGTTTGCCGATGCCGTGCCGGTGCCGCTGCTGATGCAGCATCGCGGCGCGCCGGTGGGGGAGATCTGGGCGATCGGCGATGATGCGCGCGGGCTGTGGATCGAGGCGTGCGTGACCGACCCCGACGTCGCGCGGCTGGTGCGTGGCGGGGGACTGCGCGGGCTGTCGGTCGGCTATCGCGCGATGTCCGTGCGGCAGGGGGCGTGGCGCGAAGTGCTGCGCGCGGCCCTTGCCGAAGTGAGCCTGGTGGCCGTGCCGATGCAGGCGGCGGCGCGGGTGGAGACGATCATCGAGATCTGAACAAGCGCGCTCGTGGTGAGTGCAGCTTCCCGGCCGAGCGCGGCCGGGGAGGGTTTTCGCGTGGGAGAAGAACATGGGTGAGATGATGGTGGCACGGCCGGTGCTGGATGGCGCGTCGGCAGTTTCGAGCGCGGGCCGCGATGCGGCGTTCGGCGCCTTCGTGCGCAGCGGCGCGGTGCTGGAGATGAAGGCGTTCTCCGGCCTGACGGGCGACAGCGGCGGCTATGCCGTGCCCAGGGAGCTCGACGCGGTGATCGACGCGACGCTGAAGGCGGCCTCGCCGATCCGCAGCATCGCCCATGTCGTGTCGGTCGGCAGCGCGGGCTATCGCAAGTTGGTGACGACCGGCGGCACGCCGTCGGGCTGGGCCGCCGAGACGGGCGAGCGGGCCGAGACGGCGACCCCGAGCTTCGTCGAGATCGCGCCGCCGATGGGCGAGCTGTTCGCCAATCCCTCGGCGACGCAGGCGATGCTGGATGACGCGCTTTTTGATGTCGAGGACTGGCTGGCGGGCGAGATCGCGGCGGAATTCGCCAAGGCGGAAGGCGCGGCGTTCGTGAACGGGAACGGCATCAACCGGCCCAAGGGATTCATCCAGCAGGCGACGGCGGCGACCGGCGATGCGGTGCGGCCGTTCGGCACGCTGCAGCATGTGCTGTCGGGCGCGGCGGGGGATTTCGGCAGCAGCCCGCAGGAGCGGCTGATCGACCTCGTCCAGTCGCTGCGCGCGCCGTACCGGCAGGGCGCGGTGTTCGTGATGAACGCGGCGACGCTGGCGCGCATCCGCAAGTTCAAGACCAGCGATGGCGCGTTCGTGTGGCAGCCAAGCCTGGCGGCGGGGCAGCCGGCGACGCTGCTCGGCTATCCGGTGGTCGAGGCGGAGGACATGCCCGACATGGCGGCGAACACGCTGTCGATCGCGTTCGGCAACTTCAAGGCGGGCTATTTGATCGCCGAGCGGAGCGAGACTGCGATCCTGCGCGACCCCTACACCAAGAAGCCGTTTGTCAGCTTCTACGCCACCAAGCGCGTGGGTGGCTGCGTCTCAAACAGCGAGGCGATCAAGGTGATGAAGTTCGCCGCGTCGTGATCCTTGCCCCCCCCTCCCGTTCGCGCGGGAGGGGCGTGTCGTTGCTGAAGGGAGAGGATCATGACGGTTTCGGGGGTGTCGCCCGCCGCGATCGCCGCGGCGGTGGCGGAGGCGCGCGGCTTTCTGCGGCTGGAGGGGGAGGCGGAAGCGGCGCTGCTGGCGCGGCTGGCGGCGAGCGCGATCGCGCTGGCGGAGGCATTCACCGGCACATTGCTGGTGATGCGCACGGTGGAGGATGTGCTGCCGGCCGCCGCAGGTGGGGCGTGGCAGCTGCTGGCGGCGATGCCGGTGGTCGCGATCAACGGGGTGACGGGCCTGCCGGCGGAGGGGGCGCCGTTCGTGTTGCCGCCTGAGGCTTATGCGGTGGATGTGGATGGCGATGCGCGCGGCTGGGTGCGGGTGATCGCGCCGGGCGCGGCGGGGCGCGTGGCGGTGAGCTACACCGCGGGGCTGGCGGCGGATTGGGCCGCGCTGCCGCCGCCGGTGGCACAGGGCGTCGCGATGCTCGTCGCGCATCTGTTCAACGATCGCGATGGGGGCCGGGCGCCGCCGGCGGCGGTGGCGGCGCTGTGGCGGCCGTATCGGCGCATGCGGCTGATGGCGGAGGCGCGACGGTGAGTGGCGGGGATCCCGGCACGGCATTGCAGGCGGCGCTGGTCGCGGCGGTCGGCGGTGTCGTGACGACGTTCGATGCGCCGCCGGTGCGCGCGGCGCTGCCGCATGCGGTGATCGAGGATGCGGTGCTGGCGCGCTGGGGCGGGGCGGGGATCGACGGGCGCGAGGGGCGGGTGCGGATCGTGCTGCACGATGCCGGCGAGCGGCCGGTGCGGCTGCGTGCGCTGGCGGCGCAGGCGGAAGGCGCGGTGGCGGCGCTGTCGGGGGCAATCGGCGGCGGGTGGCGCGTGGTGGCGCTGCGGCTGGTGCGGTCTCGGGTGGTGAAGAGTGGCGGGGGCGACCGCTGGACCGCGACGGGCGAGTTCGCGGTGAAACTGTATCGGGAGGATTGAGCATGGCGGTGGAGAAAGGATCGGCCTTTCTGCTGAAGGTCGGCGACGGCGCGGCGACGCCGGCATTCGCGACGGTCGCGGGGATGCGCACGACGCAGCTGAGCATCAACGGCGAGGCGGTGGTGGTGACGCACAAGGGGTCGGGCGGCTGGCGCGACCTGTTGTCGGGCGCGGGGGTGCGCAGCGTCAGCGTGTCGGCAGCGGGGGTGTTCACCGGATCGGCGGCGGAAACGTGGGTGAAGAACAATGCGTTGGCCGGGGTGATTGACGATTATCGGCTGAGCTTTGAAAGCGGCGAGACGCTGACCGGCCGGTTCCTGGTCACGCGGCTGGACTATGCCGGCGATTTCAACGGCGAGCGTAGCTACACCGTGAACCTGGAAAGCTCCGGCCCGGTGGTGGCGGCGTGAGCGGGGCGGCTAATCCGGTGAGGGGCGAAGCCACGGTGCGCGTGGCGGGCGAGATGCTGGTGTTGCGCCCGAGCTTTGCCGCGCTGGTGGCGGCGGAGGCGGAGATCGGGCCGCTGTTCGCGATGGTGGAGCGGGCGGCCGAGGGGCGGCTGGCGCTGGGCGAGATGGTGGCGCTGTTCTGGCATTGCCGGCGCGATTGGCCGGCCGGGCTGACGCGCGAGGCACTGGGCGAGGCGGTGGCGGCGGGCGGGCTGACCGCGGCGCTGCCGGCGCTGAAGGTGCTGATCGGGCAGATCGTGGCGGGGCGGTGAGTTTCGCCGAGAACGCGGGGCGGCTGGCCGGCCTCGCGGGGGTGGCGTTTGGCTGGTCGCCCGATGCTTTCTGGCGCGCGACGCCGGCGGAGCTGGGCGCGCTGGTGCGGGCGGTGGCGGGGGACGGCCCAGCCGCGCCGCCCGATGCGGCGACGATCGCCGCGCTGAAAAGGGCATTTCCGGATGGATGAGGATTGGGATCGGATGGTCGTCGGCGTGCGTGCCGACGCCGCGGGCTTCGCGCGCGACGTGGGCGAGATGCGCGCGGCGCTGGAGGGGCCGCTGAGCGCGGGCGCCGACCGCGCCGGGCGGGCGATCGAGACCACGCTGGCGCGCGCGGTACGCAGCGGCAAGCTGGGGTTCGAGGATCTGAAGGGCGTGGCGCTGGCGGCGATGGGGGAGATTGCCGCGAGCGCGCTGCACGTCGGCATCGGCAGCCTGGTTGGCGGCGGCGATCGCGGTGTTGGCGGGGGGCTGGCGAGCGTGCTGCTGGCGGCGCTTGGCGCACCGGGACGGGCGACCGGCGGGCCGGTCTCGCCGGGGCGGCCCTTCTGGGTCGGCGAACGCGGGCCGGAGCTGTTCGTGCCGACTGCGGCGGGATCGGTGCTGCCGACGCCGGGAAATGGCGGGGGCGGCGGGCGCGAGGTGCGGGTGAGCATCGCGATCAATGCCGCGGCGGACGCGGCGCCCGCCGCGCTGGCGCGATCGAGCCGGCAGGTGGCGCGCGCGGTGAAGGCGGCGCTGGCCGACCTGGAGGACTGACATGGCCTATTGCCTGGTGCCCGAGCGGCAGCCGCATCACGTCGCGGACGTGATTTCGCGGTTCGATCCGCGGTTCTGGACGATCAACTTTCCCCGGCCGATGATGGCGGCCGTGACGACGATCGCGCCCGACGCATTGCGGGTGGATGCGGTCTTCTATCGCCGCGACGATCTGGCGGGGCTGATCTGGGAGGCAGAAGACCGCCACGATCACCCGCTGCTCGCCTATGAGACGGCGCGCGATTTCCGTGGGTGTCGGCTGTCGTTCCGCTGGCGATCGAGCGGCGTGCGCGCACTGGATGCGCGGCATGGGCCGACGCTGACGATCGAGGGACGCGACGAGAGCGGCGCGCCCCGATCCTGGTACGTGCGGCTGTGGAATTATGCGGTCGGCACGCCCGAGGACGCGGTGGTGACGATCGACTTTGCGCGATTGGTCGGCGGGTTCCTGCTGCCGGACGAGGGCGACCCGGTGTGGGCGGCGGATGTCGACCGGATGTTCATCTCGCTGGTCGCGCCCGATTACGACGCGGGCGACGCGATGCTCGATGCGCCGGCGGAGGGCTGGGCGGAGCTGTGCGACATGCGCTGCGAGGGCGCGGGATCGGTGATCGGCATCGGCGATGCGGTGCTGCCCGAGCACGCCTTGCGGATCGCGAGCGGCTATGACGACAGCTATCACCTGACGCCCGCGCGGCTGCTGCGCAACGTGCTGCACCTCGGCTATCGCGGGGCGATCGTCCATTATGTCGGCATGAGCCATTATTTCCGGCTCGACGGCGATCTGACGGTGGTTGCCGGGCTGAACGCGCCCTGCGCGGCGTGGCATCGGTCGTTTGCGGAGCAGGCGCGGGCGCTGGACCAAGAGGTGATCTGGTCCCTGTCGTACGAATTGTTCGATGCGCATTGCCCGCAAGGCTGGAAGCAGCGGCGGGCGGATGGCGCACCGGCGCTGACCGGATGGGAGCCGCCGTCGACCTTGCTGTCGCCCGCCAATGTGGACGCGATGGCGTATCTTCACGAGGTCGCGCGCGCGTTCATGGCGATCGGTGCGGCGGCGGGGCTGGCGCCAAAGTTTCAGGTCGGCGAGCCGTGGTGGTGGGTGACGGCGGACGGGCAGCCGTGCCTGTACGATGCCGCGGCGGTGGCGGCGTTCGATCCGGTGGCGCTGCCAACGGTGCAGGCGCCGCTTTCCGCCGAACAGCGCGCGACGCTGGATGCGGCGGGAGCGATGCTGGCGGCGTCCACCGCCGCCTTGTGCGCGGCGGTGCGGGCTGAGCAGCCGGCGTGCGAGACGCATCTGCTGACCTATCTGCCGACGGTGCTCGATGCTCGCGCGCCCGAAGCCAAAAGGATGAACATGCCGCTCGGCTGGGCGAGCCCGGCGTTCGATGTGCTGCAGCTGGAGGATTACGACTGGGTCACGGCGGGCGACACGGCATCGACGCGCGACGGCGTGGCGCTCGCCGAGGCGCGGCTCGGCTATCCGCCCGAGCGGCAGGATTACCTTTCGGGCTTCGTGCTGCGGCCGAGCGAGCGGGCGCAATGGGCGGCGATCGATGCGGCGGCGCTGGCGGCGGCCGGTCGCGGGGTGCGCGGTGTCCACATCTGGGCGCTGCCGCAGGTGATGCGCGACGGCTTCGTGCACTGGGGATCGGCAGAAGGGGAGGATGGCGTGGAGGCGTTCGACGACGTGGTGTTTCCGCTGGCGCTCGGCGCGGAGGCGGAAGTGACGCCCGAATTCTCGACGGCGGTGACGACCAGCGCGGGCGGGCGCGAAAGCCGCAACGCGAGCTGGGCGGAAGCGCGGACCGGTTACGACGTGGGGCCGGGGGTGCGCAGCGAGGCGGACATCGCGGCGCTGATCGCGTTTTTTCGGGCGCAGCGTGGGCCGGCGCGCGCGTTTCGGCTGCGCGACCCGTTCGATGCGGCGGCGAGCGACGTGGTGCTTGGGACAGGAGATGGCAGCAGTCGCGTCTTTGCGCTGGTGAAGCATTACAGGACGGCCAGCCGGCGGATCACCCGGCCCGTTGCCGGAACGGTGACGGTGGCCGTGGATGGCGTCGCGACCAACGCCTTTACCTTGGAGGCGCTTGGCGTAGTGGTGCTGGATAGCGCCCCGGCGGCGGGCGCGGTCGTGACCGCCAGCTTTGCCTTTGACGTGCCGGTGCGTTTTGCCGAGGACCGGCTGCCCGTGTCGCGCGCGACGTTCCTTGCTGGTGCGGCGCTGTCGGTGCCGCTGGTCGAGGTGCGCGAGGCATGAGCGATTCTCTGACGACGCTGGCGCTGCTTTGGACGCTGGAGCGGTGCGACGGGGTGACGATCGGGCTGACCGATCATGATCGCGACCTGAAGATCGAGGGGCGGCTGTACCGCGCGGCACCGGGCATGACGCCGGCCGCGATCGAGCGCAGCGACGGGCTCGATCCGGCGGTGACCGAGGCGAGCGGGGCGCTGAGCCATGCGGCGGTGACAGAGGCGGATCTGCTCGCCGGGCGGTGGGATGGCGCGCGCATCACCGTGGCGGCCGTCGATTGGGCGGCGGGCGGGCCGCCGACGCTGCTGAGCAGCGGCACGATCGGCGAGATCGAGATCGAGGACGGCGGCTTTACGGCGCAGCTGCGCGGGCCGGCGGCCGCGCTCGAGCGTGCGGTGACGGAGGAGACCAGCGCCGCCTGCCGCGCGATGCTGGGCGATCGGCGGTGCCGCGTGGCGATGGCCGGGCGCCGACGGCTGGCGCACGTGCTGGCGGTCAGCGGTGCGGTGGTGACGGTGGATGAGATCGAGCCGGTTGCGGATGCTTATGGCGGCGGGCGGCTGCGCTGGATGAGCGCGATCGGCTGCGGGCAGGGGCATGGGGTGCGCGCGTCGGATGGCGACACGCTGACGCTCGACCTGCCGCCGGGCTTTGCCGTGGCGCCCGGCACGCTGATCGAGATCAGCGAGGGGTGCGACAAGACGGTGGCGACCTGTGCCGCGCGGTTCGGCAATGCGGTGAACTTTCGCGGCGAGCCGTATCTGCCCGGCATGGACCTGCTCACCCGCTATCCCGGCGCATGACGCGGGGCGAGCGGGCCGCGGCGGCGGCGCGTGGCGCGGTGGGCGCACCCTTTCGATTGCATGGGCGCGATGCCGCTCATGGGCTGGATTGTGTCGGCGTGGTGGCGGTTTCGCTGCGGGCCGCCGGTTACGACGGGCCGATCCCCACAGGCTACGATCTGCGGTGCGGCGATGCCGGCCGGTATCACGCATCGTGGGCGGGGCTTGCGTCCGCCGATGGCGAGCGGCCGGGCGACGTGCTGCTGTGCCGGGCAGGGCCGGGGCAATTGCACCTGGCGGTGCGCACAAGGGCGGGCGTCGTGCACGCCGATGCCGGGCTGCGGCGCGTGGTGGAGCGACCCGGCGCGCTGCCCTGGCCCGTGCTGCGGGCGTGGCGATTGGAGGAAAGCTGATGGCGACATTGGTGCTGACGACGGTCGGCGGACTGGTTGGCGGGCCGGTCGGTGCGGCGCTGGGCGGGCTGATCGGCCAGGCGGCGGACCGCGCAATGCTCTTCAAGCCGAAAGGCCGGCAGGGCCCGCGCCTCACCGAACTGGCGGTGCAGACGTCGAGCTATGGCCGGCCGATCCCCCGATTGTTCGGGAGGATGCGCGTGGCCGGGCAGGTGATCTGGGCTGCCGATCTGGTGGAACATCGCGAGCGGCAGGGCGGCGGCAAGGGACAGCCGAGCCTGACCAGCTATTCCTATTCGGCCAGCTTCGCCGTGGCGCTGTCGGCGCGGCCGATCCTGTCGGTCGGGCGGATCTGGGCCGACGGCAATCTGCTGCGCGGCGCGGCGGGCGATTGGAAAGTCGCCACCGGTTTTCGGCTTCACCGTGGCGGCGAGGATCAATTGCCCGACCCGCTGATCGCGAGCGCCGAGGGGCTGGGGCGGGCGCCGGCGCACCGGGGCATCGCCTATGCGGTGTTCGAGGATCTGCCGCTGGAGCAGTTCGGCAATCGCATTCCGTTGCTCACGTTCGAGGTGATCGCCGATGCCGCGCCGGTTTCGGTCGGCGTGATCGCGCGGGAACTGGCGGCGGGCGCGCTGGTCGGCGACGGGCCGGCGCAGCTGATCGATGGCTTTTCCGCCTATGGCGATAGCGCGCGCGGCGTGGTCGAGACGCTCGCGGAGATGACGGGCGCGTGGTTCACGCCGAACGGCCACGCGCTGGCGATGCGCGACGACGTGACGCCCAACCGGCGGCTGCCCGACGACGGTCACCAGCGGCGCGTGGCGCCCGCCGCGCGCGTGCCGCAATCGGTGCTGCTGTCGCATTATGATCCGGCGCGCGACTGGCAGACGGGCGCGCAGCGGGCGGTGCGCCATGGGCCAGGCGCGGTGTCGGTCAGCGTCGAGGTGCCGGCGGCGATCTGCGCCGACACCGCCAAGACGATGGCGGCGGCGATGCTGACGCGCGCCGAGGTGCAGCGGACCCGGCGCGACCTGACGCTGGATGCCGCCGCGATCGACGTGGCGCCCGGATCGGTCGTGACGATCGAAGGGGAAGAGCAAGGCGGGGCGTGGCGCGTGGTCGCCGCGCGGGTGGAGCGGTTTCGCGTCACGCTGACGCTGGTTGCGCTGGCGCCGCCGCCGATCCCGATGCGGGCGAGTGCGGGCAGGGTGCTGCGCGCGCCCGATGCCCCGGCGGGGCGCACGATCGTTCGGGCGCTTGAGCTGCCCGACATCACCGGCGCGGCCGCGATCCGGCCGCAGGTGACGATCGCGGCGGCGGGCACCGGCGCCGGGTGGCGCCGGGCCGCGCTGCACACCAGCCTGGATAACGGCGCGCGCTGGGTTCCGGCCGGCGCGACCCGTGTGCCGGGCGTTCTGGGAATTGTGACGAATGCGCCTGGCGCAGCGGCGGGCACGCTGGTCGATCGCCGCCACACGATCGAGGTTTCGCTGCTCCATGCGGGCATGGCGCTCGCCGACGCCGATCCTGCCGCGCTGGACCGCGGCGCCAATCTGGCGGCGGTCGGGAACGAAGTGCTGCAGTTCGGGCGGGCATTGCAGACCGGGCCTGCGCAATGGCGCCTTTCGGCGCTGCGCCGCGCACTTTTCGGCACAGCGGCCGAGCCGATCGGGAGCGGCAGCGCGTTCGTGTTGCTCGACGGTAACACTGTTGTTTCCCTTCCAATCGATGCGGCGCCGGGCGGGGTGCTGCGGGTCATGGCGAACGGGGTGGGCGACGACGTGCCGGCGGAAACGACGCAGGTGCTGACCGGTCGGTCGATCCTGCCGCCCGCTCCGGTGCGGCTGGACGCCAGGATCGCCGAGGAGACCCTGTATTGCACTTGGCGGCGGCGTAGCCGAAGCGACTGGCGCTGGCGCGATGGTGTCGATGCTGCGCTGATCGAGGAGCGGGAGCGATACCGGCTGGTCATCACCGGTTCGGGCGGGCCGACCGTCCTTGTAACCGACGCGCCCTTTGCCGCTGTGCCGCTTGCCACGATCGCCGGCGCGCCGCGCACGATGCAGGTGCAGCAGATGGGCACGCACGGCCTGTCTCCCGCCGCGATCCTGAACTGCTGA